TAAAATTATTCTCCGATAGTTCGTCACATATTTTCTTTAACAAGTCTTGCATGTCTTTGTAATACACGAAGAAGGTATCCATTTTTCGAATGCCATGCAGAATAGTACAATGGTCTTTCTTATAGTGGTTACCCATTTTAGATAATGTTATTGTTGGATGCGTATATTTCAATATCCAGTATATGACTTGTCTTGCCTCTGCTATTTCTTTCTTATTAGTTTTAGCCATAACCATTTCGTGCGAAATTCCATAATGCCTACAAACTATTTCTTCCAGACAATACCAGAATGGATTGATTTCTGTTATTTCTTCCATTAGTTTTTCTCTTACAACTGAATACGATAAATATCTTTTCTTAATCATTAATTGCCAGAGTTTATGAAACTCTTCAATCTTTTCTTTTTCCTCCAGCATGGAGCATATTGCTTCAAATATTTGTGTTGCCTTCATCTCGAATGATATTGAATAATTCAGTTGGATTAATATTTAGTTTCTCCGATAGCCAAACAAAATGCTTGATGCTCATGTTGTGCGGTCTATTAGCATAGTGCCTTGCAGTTGGGTGCGAAACATGCATAAAGTTTGCGAACTCTTCTATTGTGCCAAATCTCTGTTTGATTAATGCTCCGAATGGAGTTGTGTAGTACTGCTTCATTTTTGTGGTTTAAAATAAATTCTTGTTTGTTCTGCTTTCTCTTTTCTCTTGGCATAACCTTTACCTTGCAGTTCTGGTTTCAGTTCTTGAATTTTTCGTCTGCATCTAATTAGAGTTGCTGGATTACTTAACTTTTTAGAGGTTGCGAATAATGCAAGAAAGTCATAAGCAGTCATCTGCTTTAACATATCTTCACCTCCAACTTCTTGCGCCCAACATCTTGCCATTAGTTTTCTGTCTGCATCTCTTGTGATTGGAAAGTCATGGAGCAATTGCTCCACAACTTTATTCATGTTATCAAACTCTTTCATTACTTACCCTCCATTATAAATACTTCGAATTGAGAAGCGACTTTAACAATTCCCTCAATAGTTACATGGTCTGTTTGTTGTGATGCCCAATTGACTGCATTGGTTAGCGCATTCATTCTGGCAATTCGTCTTTGTTCATCTGGAGATTTGCCTCCTCCAAAAGACTTGACTGGAGCAGTTGCTACTGGTTTAACATTAAAGAACTGACCTTTCTGTTCAATAGTGTATGTCACTTCTTGACCAATTACAAACTTGTTTTGAGTTTGTGTTTTAGCAGAGTATTGCCCTCCATCTCCATTTTCGAAGTCCACTTCGAATCTGTAAAAAGTTCCGTATTGCGAATCAAAACTTCCATTCGCTTGAACATTGATAACCTTTGATGTTTTTTCTGTCATTTTGTTTTTGTATTAATTGTTAATTGTTTACTTGTTTTATTCTGAATCATACATTTCTTCTAACTCCTTTTCTTCTGGAGTATGCTCAAACCAATAATGAGGTATTTCAATATAAATCTGCATAGTGGTTTTGAATATTGATTCTAAAATTAGTCTGCATTCATACACATTCAATATTATCTCATTGTCATCCAGTTCATAGATTGCTCGAAAGTCTAATTTCCAAGGACTATCAAACATAATTACTCCAGCATTTTCAAATTGAACTATCTTATCTACTTCTGGAGGTCCTTGTTCTTGTATCAAATCCCAAATCCAATTTCGAATTACCATAGCATCTGTTAAATCTGCAATCATCTTTGTGTCGCATTCAGCATATATTGGGTAAAATTTTCTGCTCATAATAATTGATGTATTAGTTTATCATTCCAACGCGCTTCTTTAACCTTCTGGTAGTGTTCAAGATTTGAACTAATCTCATTGTGGGTCAAGGAAGGGTAAAGATTGCTGGACTTCATTACACAAATGAATTTCACTTTCTGGAGGTTGTGGGAGTTCTCTGTATTCTGTTGTATAAATCTTTTTAAGAATGGCATCCAATGCAGTAATCTTGGCATCCAGTTCACTATTCCAGATATGATTAGAGTTAATACATTTCTTGTTCCCAATGTTATCTTGTGCCAGAATAATTGCTTCACAAATTGAATTGATTTCATGCTCTTCGAATGTTAAATATTTTACTATGTCTTTCATTAATATGATTTTACTTGTGATAGACCCAATTGTTGACAAGCATAGTTAATATGTTTGCTTGTGGTTTGTGACCAGTAACCAAGTACTTCTGCAGTCATATTACCATAGTTAATCTTGGCAACTCTGGTTGTGTATGACATGATGTAGTCACTTCCTTCGTGTTGAATAACACATAGGTTTTGCATGTAGCGGTTAAATCTTCTCATGATGTTTTGTTTTTATGATTTGTTATTTGTGATTATAGATTTTCCAATTCGTTAATTAACTCCATAGATGCTATGTATTGCCAAGTACTTACTTCTCTATGCAGAGTACCAGTTGAATTTTGACGAACATTATATGAATGCTTTACATAACTTTTTAATTCTTCTATTTTGTACTCCAGCATTTCCATTATTGTATTTCCTTCTAAAGACCCCATTTTGTAAATCCATTGGTAATGGTCTGCTTTGTATGAAGTCATGTATAAATCTTCTCCAATCCAAGCAAATTGATATGATACATTTTCTTTTAAATTCTCCAGTAATGTATTTCGCTTGTCAATTAAGAACTCACATTTAGAACTGATTCTCTTCTCAATTACTTTTACTTCTGCTAATGTCATTGTTTTGTTTTTCATGATGTTTTGTTTTTATGATTTCTGCTAAACTATACTAACATATCCAGATACGCAAATTTATTTTCTGTTTTAGCATAATTTATACATAGTATAAATAAGCATATCTGGATGAAGTTTTACTTGGACAAGGTTATTACAACGCTGGTCTTACTTGTTTTGACTGGAGGCATTAAGGTAGTGACTTCTCCAGTTTGGGTATCTATTCTTTCAATAGGTGACTTCAAAGTTTTGAGCATCTCTTCGAGTTCCTTTCTTTCTTTTGATGCAGATGCTTCTTTCTTCTGGAGGTTTAACCAGTCTTGGCTATTATCGAATTGATATTTAACTCCAACCTCACGAAGTTGAACTTGTACTCCCTTAATTGTAAAACCAATTCGTGCTTCTTCTCCAATCTGATACATGCTATCAGTTGCAATTTCTCTTATCTTACTTTTGGCTTCGTCAATTACTTGACTTAAATACTCAAGAGTAACCAGAGATTCGAGAGCGTTTTGTTCTCCGTCAAGGACCATATTGATAAACTCTTGTGCATGGTCTTTGGCATTTGTTTTTGTTAGGGCAACCCCTTCTCTTAATAGTTCGTACATGATTATATTGATTTTAAGATTATAAATTCTTGAGGTGCAACTTTTACTCTGATTTCATCTGTAAAGTAAATTGCATTTTTAGCATTCTCTTTGACTGCATCCAATACCATTTGAAGAACTAATTCACGAACAGATACATCTGTATAATCTGTTTCAGTATGTCCACAATCGCTATGGAACATGTGAGTGATAGTTACATTGTTCGTTTTCACGAAGCCGTTAACGATTACTTCTGGATTTTCGTTAACTAACATTTTTGTTGTTGTCATGTGTTTGTATGTTTTATGATTATGTCTGCAATATTATACTAACTTCGTTGCACCAGCAAAAAAACTTTCTGTTCTATACTAATTTGTAGTGATTATAAATAAGAAAATATCTACGAAAGCCAAGCCAAGACTGGAGGATACAGAGCAACGAGCAGTTATTCGTTACTTAAAAATGACATACCCACAAGCATTATATTGTGCATCTGCTGGAGGCATGAGAACAAGTTTGAAACAAGCCATAAAGATGAAAGCCAATGGATATGTCGCTGGATTTCCAGACCTATTCATATATGAACCAATAGGAGAATACTATGGATTGGCTATTGAAATGAAAAGAGTAAAGGGAGGAGTGATTTCTCCAGAACAGAAACATTGGATAAGTCAACTAACCAAAAGAAATTTCAAAGCAGTTGTATGTTATGGAGCATTAGATGCATTAGGAGTAATTGACAAATACTTCAAAGGTGAAGCATAGTAAATACATAGCATCAAAATATAAATCTCTTCGAGAGGCTTCGTTTCGAATTGCGAATGATAGAGAATACGCATTGGACTTACTGCATGAAAGTTTACTCTATGTGATGCAGTCAGATAAATTAGATAAACTTGTTTCAGAAGATACATTCGAATGGTATGTCATAACCACAATGCACAAATCTGTTATACTTCCGAAGTCAACATTCTATAAAAAGTTTATAGCATACAAATTAAACAAGAGAGAATTACTTAATAACATAATTGAAACAGATACTACTTGGCTTGGAAGCAGATTAACCAATGAACAATTAGACTTACTCATTAATAGATTACCTAAATTTGAACGCATGGTATTTCTGGAGTACATCTTCTCTGATTTCAGTTATGAAACTTTGAGCAGAGAAACTGGAATACCTAAAGACTATTTATATCAAACAATTAAAAGCGCAAAAAGGAGAATAAAAAATGCTATTTGTAAAACATGAAGAGTACCAACGGAGAATGGCAATCTGCAGAGATTGTAAATTCTATGAGCCAACAACTAAATCTTGTGGTCCGTTAATTATTGGTAAGGAAGTAGAAACAGAAGTCAAGTATAGACGAAAGAGTATTCGTCTTTGCGGATGCGTTATGCCCATTAAAGCGAAGCAAGGTATCTTCGGATGCCCAGCACAAAAATGGTTGCCATTACTTTCGAAAGAACAGATTATGTCTATGAGAAAAATTGTTCTGGAACTTAAAGCGAAGAAAGTTCTTCAAACAGAAGACATCAAATTATTGTTCCAGATGAAGAGCGACTTATATGGACAAAAGTTTAAGCATCAAGTTTGTTCTGTATGTGTTAATAAGGTTATTCGTAATCTATTAGAATGGCTTCCAGACCTTGAAACTTTGGAGGATACAACAAACCAACTTACTTCTGAAGAGCCAACCAGTACTGATGATTCTGCATTAACAATTGAGTAATGTGTAAAACTTGTATGCTAACTGCTGGAGCGTGTTAGTATATTCGCATGGTCAAATGACATTCACAAATGGGCGGAAAAATTAACGATAGCGTTTGTGTCTTACGGATTACTATGGGAGTACCAAGTCCAGCGATAGCATAAAGGGAAAAGTCGCAAGAGTACAATGAAAGATATTTTTCATACCAGTTGTTCCCAAGCCAGAAGTCAATATCGGTATTCTGGTCAACACGAAAAGCAACTCATTGTAGGCAAATTCGTGAAGGAATGCTACCAGACTATAACATGTCTGTTAGGATTACTCATTCCTTCCTCGTGCAATCTATTATTGGCAAATATCTAATTAGTATATTAGCAAAAAAAAGTATGAAAATAGAAAGTGTTAAAATCTCAAAGGTTAAATCTAATCCAGATAATCCTCGCATCATTAAAGATGACAAATTTCAAAAGTTGGTCCAATCAATAAAAGAGTTTCCAGAGATGCTCCGCATTAGACCTATTGTAGTTAATCATGAGTTGGTAGTGTTAGGAGGCAACATGAGGTTAAAGGCTTGTAAAGATGCTGGAATGAAGGATATCTGGATAATACAAGCATCTGATTTAACCGAAGAACAACAAAAACAATTTGTCATTAAGGACAATGTCGGATTTGGAGAATGGAATTGGGACATTCTCGCTAACGAATGGGACAGTCAAGTGCTCGAGGAATGGGGTTTAGATGTTTGGGTAAATCAAGATGACATTAAAATTGATAATGTAGATACAGAAGTAGAGCCAGACAATTCTCCAAGAGGTAGTGACGATGACTATTCAGTATTCGAATTAGTTATGCTACATGAAAACAAACTCCAGTTGTTAGATACTTTGAATAAAGTGAAACAAAACTTTCTATTCGAGAAACAAGAGGAGGCATTAATGGAAATCATAAGAGTTTACAACAACCAATAATATAAACATGAAGCAAGAAACACTTTCATTTATCAATTTTGTCAAACCAGAAGAAGGTTTAATCTTCGATGATTCTAATCATGAGAAATTTCCATTAAGGTATTATCATGTTATTAATGGTAATGGCTTTACTCCAGATGCTAATCAATCATATTACATTTTTATATACGAAGGAGAAGCCTTAATCAAAATCAATGAAGGCATACAAGCAGTTCTTCCAAAAGATACTTATGTTTCGCATCATGGTTTGTTCACTTTGTGCGGAGATTTTAAAGCAGTTGTTATTGAAGTCATTTGTAGTTCTGGCATATATGCTAAAGAAAACTTCAAAGCGCAAACTACAATTGGCGGAGTGGTTGAAGAAACTGGAAGGCTTAAATATATTGACGGATGCACAGATTCAATTTTGATTCATCCAGTAAAAAAAGGTTTGCCTTGTCTTAATCATTTGCATTTTCCAAAAGAGATTATTCAAACTCCGCATACGCACCCAAGTCACAGAATTGGTTTGGTAATTAGAGGTGAAGGAGAATGTGCAACTCCATTTGGAGATTTACCTTTAACTACTGGATGCATTTTTATTATCAAAGAATATAATGGAACAGATAAAGCAGTTGGTCTTGACGGCTTAATGCATGATGCTGGAACACATAAGTTTAATACATCTACAAGTTCAATGGATGTAATAGCATTTCATCCAGATAGTGACTTCGGAGCAGAAGATGAATTTCACCCAATGATTAACAGAACAATTGTTAATGGAGTTTCGGCTAATGCTATTGATGCAATCAAAACTAAATAGACATGGCGAATAAGATTAGAAAAAAAAGTTACACAGATACCAATGTATTTGATGCAACGATTGAAAGAATTAGATACATCTATGATTCATTCGACAAAGTAATTGTTTCTTTTAGCGGAGGAAAAGATAGTACTGCAGTATTGAACATGACATTGGCAGTTGCTAAAGAGAAGAACAGATTACCATTAGATGTTGTGTTCTTTGATGAAGAAGCAGTACATCCAACAACAATTGAATATGTTGAACGGACCAGACAAAATCCAGATATAAGATTACATTGGTATTGTTTGGAATTCAAACATAGAAATGCATGTTCTAATGAAGAGCCGTTCTGGTACACTTGGGACAATGATAAAAAAGATTTGTGGGTAAGAGAACTTCCAGATAATGCTATAACAGAACATCCAAAATTTAAAAAGGGAATGTCCTTTCAAGAGTTTTCTCCTTTTCTATACGAAAGGAAAGACGGAAAAATTGCTATGCTAACTGGTATTCGAACAGAAGAGAGCATGAGAAGATATCAAGTAATTGCTCGAAAAAAGAATGATGCTTTTATTCAAGCAAAAAGTGAATGCGCCAATAATCAATACAGAGCATTTCCAATTTATGATTGGAGTTCTCAAGATGTATGGTTAGCAGTTCATAAACTTGGTTGGGACTACAACAAGACTTATGACATCTTTAATCAAACTCGTTTGTATGGTAAGTTCCTAACACAACGAGTATGCCCTCCGTTCGGAGAAGAGCCAATTCGTGGTTTGTGGGTTTATGCAGAATGTTTTCCAGAGATGTGGCATAAGATGTTGAACAGAGTTGAAGGTGTTGCAACTGCATGGAGATATGCTAACACAGAGTTGTATTCTAATGCTAATGACAAGCCAGAGAATATGACATACCAAGAGTATTTAAATGTTATTCTTGATTCGTATGACTTCGATAGCCAGAAAGATGTTAGAAGCACAATAGCGAAATACATTTCGATGCACACTAAAAAATCTAAACAACCAATTGGAGATGAAGAATGTAATCCAGTTACTGGAGTAAGTTGGAAACTGCTATGCAGAGTTGCTATGCGAGGAGATTTTAAGGGAAGGCAGAGTTCAGTTTTTCAAGCGAGTGCTACAAGAGAACGAGAAAAGTTAGGTATTACTTTGGAGGAGGCAATTAAACTTTACTCATAATGACTATTGAAGAAGTACAAAGTTTTTTAGATAGACAGAATTGGGTATTCGCAAAGTCTTATGCTAAAACATTTCCGCATTCGTATTTAAGAAAGACAGATATAGAAGAGCAAGAAACTTTTGTAGATGTTATTAAATACATAAGAAGAAATGGAAAAGTTAAGAAGTTCTATACTAAACATTATGTATATTTAGAGATTGGAAAGTATGAGTATTGGGACATGGGAAGACCAGACAGAACAACAATCATATTGAATAGAGCAGAGATTAATGATAATGCTCGTTACAGATTTCCAATGCCAACAGATGAAGAGGAAGAGATGCTTCGCATGAAACTAATTACAAGAGATGAATACTTAAATGCGTTAATATCCAAAGATTTTTTGACGGACCAAGATAAGAGGCAGTTAGAATTTCTTATGAATACAACCAGAAGAGTTGAAGGAGGAGGCAAGAACATAATTGATAATGCACACATAAAAGTTAAATATGAGTAAGTACGAAAACCAACCACTAAATCAAATCGTTTGGAGATTCAGAGAAGAACTAAAACCAAACCACTACAACCCAAACAAAGTTGCGCCTCCAGAATTAAAACTTCTAAAGATTAGCGTTCTGGAAGACGGCTGGACACAACCAATTGTTATCAATCCAGACATGACAATTGTTGACGGCTTTCATCGTTGGACCATTAGCGGTCATAAAGAAATTTATGCATTAACAGACGGCTATGTTCCAACAGTTATGGTACATCCGAAAGACCCACAACAACAACAAATGGCAACCATTCGCCACAACAGAGCGAGAGGAACACATGGAGTTCTTGAAATGAGTAATATAGTTTCGGACATGGTTAAGCAAGGTTTATCTGGAGAAGAAATAATGAAGCGACTTATCATGGAGAAAGAAGAAGTAGTTAGATTATTATTTCGTGCTGGTATTCCAAAGAGTGATGTATTCAAGGACAAAGACTTTTCGAACTCATGGCAACCGAAATAATTAATAAAGAAGCGAAGCCACATAATGCCTCACTTAAAAAGGAGGCAATGCTCAAAGCATTAGAGAGTTCATTGGGTATTGTAACTACTGCATGTAAATCTGTTGGCATAGATAGGAAAACACATTATCGTTGGTTGAATGAAGATGAAGAGTATGCTAATGCAGTCAATGGTTTAACAGATGTAACTCTTGACTTTGCAGAAAGCCAACTGCATAAAAAGATAATGGAAGGAGATACAACCGCTACAATATTTTTTCTCAAAACAAAAGGGAAGAAACGAGGGTACATTGAAAGGCAAGAACTATCTGGAGTTTCAGATGCTCCAATTCAATTAATGATTTATGACAAACTATAAAAAGTTTAAACGCTGGTTACTGGAGGTAATTCATTTCTCTTATGAGTGCCAGAACAAAAGCATGTTTGGAAAAATCTAACTGCAAAAAATAATGCCAAT